ACAGGCGGAATAATCAAAGGCAAACCAAAGGTTGCGAAAAAAGGATGGAAGTAAATGGCAACTTACGAACAAGAACTTTTAGAATTTCTTAAAAAAGATAATCCTACAGGAGTTCCATCAGATCCAATTGAAAAAACAAAACAAGATGAATCCTACGGCTTAGGCGTTGTAGGTGGTCTCGGGGCCCTTGGTGCGTTGGCCGCGGGTGCTTATACTTTAGGCAAAAGACGTTTACCAGGAGCTGAGGTTATAAAAGAGATTGCACAAAAAACAAAACCAGTACTTCCAGAAGCACGGGTCACGGAACTCGGACCTGTTGATAAGGTTAAAGAAATATTGGATGTTGTTCCAACAAAAATACAAAGAGCTGCTGAAGTAAGACCTGCGGAGTATCAACAATTTATAGATCAGTTTAAACAACTTAAAGATACTTCTGTTCAAAAGCCACTGACCATGGGTGGTAATAAAGAAAGATTTGGTTCTGCTTTATATGATTATCTTGCACAGCATCCTGCAAACAAACCATTACCAGCGGAAACATGGATAAAAGAATTTACAAATTTTAATAGACTTGCTTCATTAAGTATTCCAAAAGAAGGCGCAAGAATTAAAGCATCTATTACCAAAGAAGAATTATTTGATACCAACATCGCAAAGTTTGATAAAGAAGGGAAAATCGTAGGTGGGTTTTTAGACATAGCTAGATTAAATAATCTTCCAGTATCTAAATTAGATTTAATGCAACTAGTTGAAAAGTCACCTGCTGCAAATATGGTTGTTAAAAGATTTAAAGTTCAAGAGCCAGAAGTATTAGTAAGTAAAGCAGATACAATGTATACAAATACAAAAACAGCTGTAAGTGAAGCTTCAAAAAAATTAGAAGAATGGTCTAAAACAAATTTAAAAGATAAAGATAAAGGTTATTATGATTCTGTTCAAGATTTTTTTACAAAAACAGATCGAATGATGTTAAGAGGTAAAACAGTTACCGAAAATAATTTATTGCAAGGATCAGATCCAAGAGATATAGGAATGAGTTATTTTCAAGAAGCCTATAAAGATTTACAAACAGCTGCAAAGGGTGTTAAAGAAAGATTAGGTGTAGATTTAAATGAATCTCCAGCGTTTACGAAAGCTTTAGAAGATATTCAAAGTAATCTCACAGGTTTTAGAAGATCTTTTGATTTACAAAAGACACAAGACTTATTTCCACGTTATGGCGGAGGAAATGCAACAACTTATAGAATTAGTGGCGCAGAAGATTACATTGAAGATGTTGCTTATATTAAAAATATGCCTATGGGTCGAGATGTTGTTCCAGGTAAAGCAGGAGGACAAACTCACTTTTCTAAAGTAGCTGAAGTTCCTTTAAATAATCAAGTCTATCACGTGCGTTATGGTAAGAGATCATTAGAAGGAAACCCAAACAAAAAAGTTTACGCAATTGATGAAATACAATCAGATGTTCAAGCATTAATGATTGAAAAAGATCCAGAAAGATTAAAAGTATTTAACCCTTATGGTACAGATCAACAGTTTAACCAAGCCAACACTGCATTGAATATGTTAAAAAATAAAATGAAAGACATTGCAGCTAAAGGCGGAGCAATAACTGATAAAGATAAAGTTGAATATTGGAAGTTATCACAAAATTTTGATGAATTAAGAAAGAAAACAATGAATGCTTCAAACGTATCTGAAGGAGCTTCAGGTAAGCAATGGGAATTAGGTGATTATGAAAAATATCCATTCCTACCTTTCTTTGATCGTTCTTCTTATGGAGATCATGCATTAAAACAAGTTTTAAAAAGTGCTGCTGAAAATAATGTTGAGTGGGTAGTTGTAAATCCAGTTGAAAGATTACATGCTTTAAGAAACATTGGTCAAAGAGAACCAGGAAATAATTATTATGGTAAATTAGGAGACTGGGAATTTTATGGTCATTATACAGGAAAAGCAGGTAAACAAAATGTAAAAGCTTTTACAGATAAAAGAGGTGAAGCAGTATCAACAAATCCAAGACAAAATGCAGTGATACCAGATCGTATGATTGATTTAGCTAAACAATATAATTCAGAAGCTAAAACAATAAATGTATCTTTATCAGATCCTGAAAAACCATTTAAAATTGTTAAAGATTTAAATTTAAAAGTTGATGATGCAAAAGTATTAGGCATACCACCAAATCTCAGAAAACAACATGTAGCAGCATTTAAAACAGAAGAAGAAGCTCTTGCATATTTAGATGCAACAGGTTCAAGTGGTAAAGTTGTTAAAATGGAAGCTAATGATCCAGCACTATATTACCCTGCATTTGGTATAAAAGTCACAGATACCATGAAAGGAACACCTTTTAAGCTGTATAAAAAAGAAGGTGGTCTAGTCGTTAATATATTTGCATGATAATATAAGCTCTGCTATAACAAATCATTATACATGGCTGAAATAGATAAAAATAACCCTATGTCCGAGAATCCTGTAGAAGAACAGGATGTTAATGTAGAGATTGAAACACCTACAGATATATCGGAAGAGGAAAGTACAGTAACAGAAGAAAAGCCAGAAGATTTTTATAAAAATTTAGCTGAAGATTTAGATGAAAGAACACTTGGACGAATTGCATCTAGACTTATACAAGATTTTAAACAAGATAAAGTTTCAAGACAAGATTGGGAACAGACGTACAGAAATGGTCTAGATTTACTAGGTTTCAAATATCAAGATCAAACTAGACCCTTCCAAGGAGCAAGTGGTGTAACACATCCATTACTTGCAGAATCAGTTACACAATTTCAAGCACAAGCTTATAAAGAATTATTACCGCCTGATGGTCCAGTAAGAACACAAATTGTTGGTGCTGCAGATAGAGCAGCAGAAGAACAAGCTACTAGAGTTCAAGATTTCATGAATTATATGTTGATGGAAGAAATGGAAGAATACACTCCAGAGTTTGATCAATTATTATTTTATTTACCTATATCAGGATCTACATTTAAAAAGATTTATTATGATGAAATAATGCAAAGAGCTGTTGCTAAATTTATTCCAGCAGAAGATTTAGTAGTTCCATACTATGCAACTGATTTAAAAGATTGTGAAAGAATAACACACATTATCAAAATGTCTGATAATGAAATTCTTAAAAAGCAAAGAGCAGGATTTTATAGAGACATAGAACTTCCAATCAAACAACCAGAAACAAGTGATCTTCAACAAAAATTAAATGAGATTGAAGGAGTTCAACCAACTGGATCAGCTGAATATCAACACAATGTTTTAGAAATGCATGTTGATTTAGATATCAGTGAATTTGAAAGTGTTGGCGGAGAAAAATCAAAAAATATTAAAGTTCCATATATTGTTACTATTGATGAAGGCTCTCAAGAGATTTTATCTATTTATCGTAACTATGATCCAGCAGATGAACTGCAAAGACGTATTGAATACTTTGTTCATTACAAATTTTTACCAGGTTTAGGATTTTATGGCTTTGGATTAATCCATATGATTGGTGGATTATCAAGAACAGCTACTTCTGCACTAAGACAATTGCTTGATGCAGGTACACTTGCTAACTTACCAGCAGGATTCAAGAGCCGTGGTATTAGAATCAGAGACGATGATCAACCATTTCAGCCAGGTGAGTTTAGAGATGTTGATGCACCAGGAGGAAATATTAAAGATCAATTCCAAATTTTACCTTTTAAAGAGCCTTCACAAACATTATTTCAACTTTTAGGCTTTGTTGTTCAAGCTGGACAACGTTTTGCATCAATTGCAGACATGCAATTAGGTGAAGATGTAGCAAATAGAGCAGTTGGAACAACAATTGCACTCTTGGAACGAGGTTCAAGAGTCATGTCAGCGATTCATAAACGAATTTATTACACAATGAAGCAAGAATTTAGACTTTTAGCAGATGTTTTTGGAACTTATTTACCACCAATTTATCCATATGCAGTTTATGGAGCAGACAGGATGGTAAAAGGACAAGATTTTGATGATAGGGTTGATGTAATTCCAGTTGCTGATCCAAATATTTTTTCAATGGCACAAAGATTTACACTTGCACAAACACAATTACAGATTGCACAATCAAATCCACAAATTCACGATTTAAGAGAAGCTTATAGACGAGTTTATGAGTCTATGGGAACAAGACAAATAGATTTATTAATGCCACCAGAGCAACAACCAGTGCCACAAGACCCTGCAACTGAAAATGCTAAAGCATTACAAACACAATTATTACAAGTTTTTCCAGATCAAGACCATGATGCACATATTTCTGCTCATGCTGCATTTATTCAAAGTAGAATGGTACAAATTAACCCAATCGTATATGCTTTATTACAAGGACACATATCAGATCATATATCTTATAAAGCACAAGGCGAAGTTGGAGCAATGATTGCTCAATCGGAAGAAATGGCAATGATGGCACAGCAAGATCCAGCTGGTTTCCAAATACAATTTAACTCAATGGTTGCAAAAAAAATTGCAGAACTAACTATTCAACTTATTCAAGCAGAAGGTGGCACTAAACAAGAAGATCCATTAGTTGCTCTTAAACAAAGAGAGCTAGATCTTAAAGCTATGGATATTCAAAGAAGAGCACAAGAGAATGCTGCTGACTTAGAACGTAAGATGACAGAATTTGAAGATAAGAGTGATTTAGAAAGATTAAGACTAGAAACTCAAGATGAACAATCTAATGATAGATTAAAAATTGCCAAAGAAAAATTAGCATTACAAGCTAAAGCACAACAAGTTAAAGCTAATGCAATCAAAAAAGGTTAAACAACCAGGTAAAAGGTTTGGCCCACCACCAGAAAAAGGACCTAATCCACAAGGATTAAAAACAGGGGGCTGTCCACATAGAAGAAGTGGAATTAAATCAGATATTCAAGGAATAAGTCCAATACAAGTAAAAGGTAAGAAGTTTACTGGAGTTTATTAATATTCTTGCAATCAAAGTAAAAAAGTATAAGTTTTAATAAACTTAATAAAAGGAAAATTAATGACTTCATATAAAAATTTAAATAAAGAACAAAAACTAATATTTCTTGCTGGTGTATTTGAAGGAGAAGGATCGTTTGGTTTTTGGGGTAAAGCAGAAAAAGTAAATAGATATTTAAGAATACAGGTAGTAATGACAGATGAGGATATTGTTAAAAGGTTCGTTGATTATTTCAAATTAGGATTTATAACTACACGGATGCCTAAAAATGAAGAACATAAAAAAGTTTTTAAATGGGTTGTTTCGGGAGATAAAGCAATAGAGGTGATGTTGCAAATTGCTCCATTCCTTGGTATAAGAAGACAGGAGAAATTTATTCAATGTTGCCTATCATCCAAGCCGTTGCCCCACTTGCAAAAATCCTGTTTAACACAGTTGATAAAGCAGTCGCAGATAAAGACCTTGCAGCTAAATTAAAAGCAGATCTGCAAACGCAGATGTTGCAGTCGCATACTCAAGAGTTAACAGCAGCAGCTAGAGTTATAGAAGCAGAAGCTAAAGCTGGATGGTTTGCATCTAGCTGGAGACCATTACTTATGTACGTATTAATATTTATATTAATATGGAATTATGTATTAGGACCAGTAATTTTATTTTTCTTTAAAGCATCTATTACCATAACTCTTCCAGGAGATGTATGGACACTATTACAAATAGGTCTTGGAGGGTATGTGGTCGGCAGAAGCGCGGAATCAGTTGCTAGAACCATGGCAAATAAACCACAATCTAAAGATCAAGAAAATGGATAAAGGTCCTAACGACTTAGAACACATCATTTTTAAGTTGAAAAAACAAATTAAAGTATTAAAAAAGAAGTTAAAAAAATGATATTTAACTTAATTAAAAGATTTTCTTCTTGGCTAGATTATTGGATTTGGAGACAAGAATTAAAAAGAAAAATTAATAGACAAGGTAAATAAATTTATGATGGACATAAATACCTTGCAATTTATAAGAAATTACATCAAAAAACGCATCGAAGAAACCAAGCAAGATATTTGCTATGGTATAGACACACTCGATAGGCTCCACTATGCTAAAGGCAGGCTCAGCGCATTAGAGACGCTGCTTCAGGATCTTAAAGACCTGCAAAAAAAAGAGGAGAATGTCGATGACGATAATAACACCCGAAAAGGAACTTATACTTCCTAGAAACGATGATACCGAACAAGAAGGTATCAAAATTCCAACAGACGCAAAAGGAATAAAAGACTACTTAGATAGTTTGCCAAATCCTGTGGGCTATAGAATGCTTATTCGCCCCTATTCTGGAAAAACTAAAACTGAAGGTGGTATTTTATTATCCGAACAAACCCATGAAACAATTCAAATGACTACTGTCGTTGGATTAGTAATTAAAATGGGAGACCTTTGTTACCAAGATAAAGAAAAATTTCCTAACGGAGCTTGGTGTAAAGAAGGAGTATTTGTGATGTATGGAAGATACGCTGGATCCAGATTTAAAACAAAATATGGTGAACATCGTATTTTAAATGATGATGAAATCATAGGGACTATTACAAAGCCATCTAACATTAACCATCTATACTAAGGAGAAAAACAAATGGTAAACGAAACAAAGAATCCAACTGTTGAACTTGATACAGATGACGTTAAAGAAACAAACGTTGAAGTAAAAGAAACAGTTAAAGATTCTGTAAAAAAAGCTGACTTAAATGTTGGCGAAGTTGATCTTGGTTATACTTCTCATGACAATAAAAAAAGCGAAAAAGCTCAAATAATTGTTGAAGAAGAAGGAAAACAAGAACAACCTAAAGTTGAAACTAAAAAAGAAGATGTAGATGATTTATCAAATTTATCTGAAGGAGTTCAGAAAAGAATTGATAAGTTAACGCGTAGATATAGAGAAAGCGAAAGAAGAGAACAAGCTGCTTTAGATTACGCAAAAGCTCTACAAAAGAAATATTCTGAGTTTGAACAAAAGTATGATTCTGGTGAAGAATTATATTTAAAAGAATATGAAGCTAGAATTGATGCTCAAAGAGAACAAGTTAAAGCTAAATTAAGTGAAGCTTATCAATCTCAGGATGTTAACAAAATAACTGAAGCTCAAGATGAACTTACAAAGCTTACAGTTGAAAAAGAAAAAGCAAGAATAAGAACAGTTGATAGAGAAAACAGATTAAAACAAGTTAAAGAAAAACCTGTTGAAAATGTTATTTCTAATGAATCAGCTGTTGAAAAAGCTCCAGTTCCTAGCGAAAAAGCTAGAGATTGGGCTCAAAAAAATACTTGGTTTGGTAATGATAAAATCATGACAAATGCAGCCTTTACGATCCATGAGGACCTAGTGGGTATGGGGATTGATGTAGAGAGCGATGAGTATTATAATGAGATAAACAACCGTATGAAGGAAACTTTCCCTCATAAGTTTGTTCAAGAAAATAAAAGACCCGTTCAGACTGTTGCTTCCGCTGGAAGAAAACAGGAGGGACGCAGAACTGTGAAACTCACCAAGTCACAGGTTGCTATTGCAAAAAAATTAGGGGTGCCACTAGAAGAATACGCTAAATACGTGAAGGAGGCAAATTAGTATGAGCGATAAAGAAAACAAAAGATCTTCACGCGCGTCCGAAGAAATTAAGGTTAATCGAAATAAACCTTGGGCGCCACCATCATCTCTGGATGCACCACCTGCGCCAGAAGGCTTTGTCCATAGATGGATCAGAGTCGAGTCAATGGGTTTTCAAGATACTGCAAATGTATCTAAGAAAATGAGAGAAGGTTGGGAGTTTGTTAGATCCGAGGAAATAGTAAGTAGATTCGGTAAAAACCAATACCCAGTTATTCATGACGGAAAATACGCAGGGTTGATCGGGGTTGCTGGCCTAGTGTTGGCTAGGATACCAGAAGAGATTGTTAAATCACGCGCCGAGTATTTCAAAAGAATTACTCAAGATAGGATTAACGCGATTGATTCTGATCTAATGAAGGAACAACGACCTGAGATGCCTATTAATATTAATAGACAATCTCGCGTAACTTTTGGTGGTGGGACTAAAAAGTAATTTTTTTGTAATACCAACCAAAAATAATATAAACTATAAAAAGGAGTATAAAACAAATGGCAAACGTACTAGAAAAATTTGGTCTTAGACCATCTAGACAGCTAAATGGCAGTCCATTTATTAATGCTCAGAACAGATATAGAATAACAGCAAACAACACAACTGCGATTTTCCAAGGTGATTTGGTTATACCAAAAACTGATGGAACAATCTCTCGTTATGTTGCTGGAACTACTAACTCTGTTGTGGGTGTTTTCAATGGTTGCTTTTATACAGACCCAACAACTCAAAAACCGACTTGGAAAAATTATTATCCAGCAAGCACAAACGCTTCAGACATTACAGCGTTCGTAATTGATGGTCCAGACACGGTTTATGAAATCAATGCAAGTGGCGTAGTAGCCGTTGCAGGTCTGTTCTTAAACTATGACGTAGTAAACGTAACAGGTAATATTCAAACTGGAATATCTTATGTTCAGTTAGATAGTGCCTCTGCAAATACTACAAACACGTTACCGTTGATGGCAATTGATATATCGCAAGATCCTTTAAACAGCGATGTAGCAACGTCTAACGCTAACATAGTCGTGAGAGTAAACAATCACTTCTATAAACAAAACCAAACAGGCATATAATAGGAGATAAATTATGGCTATATCACGTTCACAGCTAGTTAAAGAACTAGAGCCAGGATTGAATGCACTATTCGGCCTGGAATATAACAGATACGATAACGAAGACGCAGAAATCTTCATGACAGAAACTTCAGATCGAGCTTTCGAAGAAGAAGTTATGTTATCAGGATTTGCAAGCGCTGAAATCAAACAAGAAGGTGCTCCAGTAGTATTTGATAATGCTACAGAAGCATACACTTCTAGATACACTCATAATACGATTGCTTTAGCATTCGCTATTACTGAAGAAGCTATTGAAGATAACTTGTATGATAGACTTGCTGCGAGATACACTAGAGCATTGGCAAGATCAATGTCGCAAACTAAGCAAACAATT